CAGTTTTATAAGCTCTAATTGTAGCTGAGTTACTTTTTGTTTCTAACCCTGCAAAGAACCCATTTGTAGCAACTGATAAGTTAATAGGAATAATCATAAGCCAATCGTACCAATTATTTTCTTTAACTCCTTTGCCATAGCCATTGTGATACTCTAATATTGTATCTAATACATCTAAATAGTTATTGTATTTTGCTTTTGTGCTTACTTCTTTTGAAAACTCAGTACACATTAAAATATAGGTTTCAATTATGTTCTTATGTTCCTCACTTGAGTAAATCGGTTCTATCATACGTCAAACTTAGTAAAAAAGTTTACTCAATTCCTTTTTCTTTTTTTAACTTATCAACAAGTGATTTGTAATAACTTATCTTTTCTTCATATTCTATCCTAGAAATCTTTAAAGTTGTTTTAGCTAACCATTGTAATTCTTCAGCCTTTCCTTCTCCATACTTTCCATCTAAAGCTAGACTGAACTTGTACTGTTCACCCCAAGCATAAACATTACACTTAACACATTGCACCTGACAATTCTCTTCATCAAATCGAGTTGACAAATGTTTCCTACTTTGAAAGTGTCCGTTCTGCATACCTTCTTTGTAATGTCTTACTATTCCACAAGTGAAGCATTGACACATTCCGTATTCGTTTGCTTCTCTAAGTCTGATGTAAAGACTGAACCACTTGTCAAGTTCTTTTTTTAATTTACTGACTGTCTTCTTCAATTCTTATTAAGTTTTTAATTAATACCTTTATCAGCATTTCTTGGTCAAAGGTGCTTCCTTCTCTTACTTTTCTACCACCATAATAAAAGATACCTTTTAAGTTGTTTATTCTTTCATAGACTATTGCATTATTAAAAGCCCATATAATTGCTACAGGTTTGCCACTATTGACTTGAAGCTGTTGAGCTCTGACAATTTTACGCATAGCTACAATAACATCTTGTCCGTCTTCTATATTCTTATGAACTCCTTTTACTTCAGCAAATCCTGTTATCTTTCCTTTGTTATATAGAACTGCATCAATGTGAGCATATTCCTGATGTGAACCATAAGTCAAGTCAAAGTGATTACAAAACTGTTTCAAAGCTTTGTTCTGTCTTTCTCTATTTGATTTTCGTTCAAATTTCATCTTCAAACTTAGTACAAAATACAGCTTCTAAAATACAAAGTATAATTATTATTCCCCATACGATTGTTAATATCTTCATCTTAATTTTCTTATTAGCCACATTACAACAGCTGTTACTATTACCCAACCTATCATTTTAATAATTTTAAAGGTTCTTGATACCATAAGGTCTTTCCTTTTGGCTTCCCTAAAGTATGAACTTCATAGTAAGCGTTGTCTACTAACTTCTTTTGAGCGTACACCCACTTGTAAAAAGTTCTGATATTTAAAAAGGGTTCGTCCTTTCCAAATCTTACTCCCTGTCTAAAAGCATCTTGAACTTGATTAAAAGTCATATTTCCAAAACGCTTTTCTTGTATTAAGTCTTCTGCAAAGATTTTAGATAGTGAAGCTAAAGTCTGTGCATCTGATCTATGTCCTATTTCAACTGAAGTCTTTGCAACTAAGTCTAGGACTTTTTCAGTTAAATCTTTTAAGTTTTCTTGTTTTAATGGTTTCATAGCTCAATATCGTTTATAGTGTTATCTAATTCATCTATTGTCTTAAGGACTTCTTGTTCTATATATTCATCTATAAAAGCTCTTACAGTATCTAAAATATCCATAGGACACAATACAAAGTCTTGCATTTCGTTCAGTTCGTCTAGCAGTTCCATTTCAAATACATCTATATCTAATTCTTCTTTCATAATTTCTTTTCTTTAATTTATAATAAGCCTTTTGCTTTTTGCCATTCATTAATTTGAGCGTCTAACTTAGACATTGTTTTTTTATTAGACTTAGGTTTATCCCATTTCTTTTGATTGTTTGCCCAAGTCTTTAGTCTGAGCTTTGTACTCCAAGTTTTATTTAATTCAAATTTCATTTTTGTATTAGACTTATTAGGCTCTGTCCAATAATCTACAAATCCATTTAAAATACTTTCTTCATAATCAAAAGATAAAACCTCAAATACAAATTCATTACGCCTATTAGATATATTATTTTTATTGTTATTCTTATTATTATTCTTATTAATAGTTTGCGTTTTTTTAACAACTAGTTTTACGCTTTCTTCACAACTAGTATTGAAATAACTTAACAACTTGTTTTCAATTATTTTAAAGTGCTGCTTTGCAGGAATACCCACTACCTTAGTTTCTATTATTCCTAAGTCCTTTAAGCTCTTAATTGCCTTCCTTTGTTGGTGTGATGTCAAACAAGTATCTTCTTCTATATTCTTAGCTGTATTAAAGAACCACCCATCAGTCATTCCATTGGCTATAAAATATTCTTCTTTGCTAATTAGATCAGCAAGTAGGACTGCACCCTTCAACCCTACCTGCTTTGCTAATTGCTTATTCACTATTAAAAAAGCTGAACTACTTAGTAAATGTTTCATATTACTTCTATTTCGTATTGATAATTTTGAAGTGCTAACTTACATAATTCTAATTGATTGTAGAAGTCTTTGTAAGAAACTTTAACATCAGTTCCAAATTTTCCTGAAACAATACGGATAGTAGTTTGATGTTTTGAGCTATCTTGTACTCCGTTTTTTCTCAAGTGTTCCTGTAAATTATACAAGTCAATGAAAGTTAATTTAGCATCCTTTATTTCCGTATAAGCATTGTACACTTTTTTGAAGGTATCACGATACAAAGGAAAAGAAGCATAATTAGATGAATGACATCTTTCATAATGATTAACACTTGTTCTATCTCTACCCAATACTTTAGCAATAGTTCCTCTATGAGTTTCATCTTCTAGTCTTGCAACCATAGCTGCTACCATTCTAGGTACTTGGTATTCTGTCTTTCTAGTTTTTAAAGCTAGAGAGCCTTTAGGCAACCCTACTAAATTTGTAGTAAGGTCGCAAAGGTTTTTAAAGTTATCTTCTGTATTCATCTTAGAAAGGCATGTCTTCTTCTCCATTCTGTATCTTGTCTGAAGATTTATTAGTTTGATTAGTGAAAAAGTAGCCATCTATATTGTGAAAATATCTACCATTGTATTCTCTTGAATAAACATTACAAAGGACTGATACTTCCATTCCTACTTCTAGCTTGAGCATTTGCCCTACTTTATCACCAAAAGCACTAACACATATTTCATTGTTAAAGTCTCCACCTGTGTCAATTACTATTGATTGCTTCTTCCATTCTTTACCTGCTTTAGATACTCCTGTTTCTAAATCAAGTATCTTTACTAATTTTCCTGTTACTTCCATTATTATTGTGCCTGTTTTTGCAGGTCTTTATTAATTATTACTTTTTTTAAAGTCTTCTGCTTCATCTTCTCCAAATACTCCAAGTTCATAGAACCCTGTAAGTTTCAGTACAGCTCTTGACATAGCTCTTTTCTCTGCCATTTCCATAGTGTACCAAGTGTTAGTGTTTCCGTCTTTAAATCCTGATCCTTTTAAAGCTGAACCAAAAGTTTGAATTGCCTTACCTTCTTTTCTTGCATTTGCTTTTACTACGCAAAAATCTTTTTCACATTTAATAACATCATAATCTATGTGGATGTTTTCTAAAGCCTGTATCTTATCAATACCACTTCTTGTCAAGATAATGTAGTGCTGATGTTTAAATACATCATCTTTGGTTAGATTGTACTTAATGTACTTTTCTTTTAGTGCTTCTGTTTTCATATATTTCTACCTATGTTAATTGGCTAGGTTTTTTGCCTGTTAATAATTTCGTTAAAAATACTAAATCAAATTGATTATAATTGGTATTTCGCCATTGTTTTTATAATGCTTATCCCAACTTGGCTTTAATTCTCTATCCCAACTATCCTGAAGTTGCCATCCGTATTTCTCTATCATCTGACAAAACTTGTTATAGATTTGTAATTCAGTTCCTACAACTATTACTGAGCGTCTGTTGTAAGATAAGTCATTATTAAAATTACCTGAAGCTCTGTCATATGAAGTAAAGTTTAACTGATCGTACATAGGTTTTAAATACCATTCATCAGCTCTTACTTTTGTATTGTCTAAGTCTCTTTCAAAAAGATTTGAAAAGAACGGTTTGTTGTAATCTACATAAGTAGAGTGTTCTAAATATTCTGCGTCTAGTATTGTCATCTTAGCAGTAGTTTTGAATGTAAAGTAAAGTACCTAAGACTGAAGCTCCTATTATACATAAGTGAGCAACTAAGTCTAACATCTTATTTGTTCTTCTAGCTTTCTCTTTAGTTAGATTGCAAATGTCATACTTTAATTTACCATCTTTGTACATCTTGTTTCTTAATAAGAATGTTTCATATTCTTTTTCATTTAAGAAGTAAGTAGCGTTTGTGGTTTTGTTTACGATTTTGTAGTTCATTTCTTGATTATTTAATTAATTTAATTTTGACAAGGCAAAGATAAAATAAAAAAAGTTACCAACCAAATTTTAAACTAAGTTTTTAACTAAAAATATTAAAAATAGTTATCCCTTATCTAGTAAATGATACTAAAATAAATTTAAAAAAAGATTTAAAAAGGTTGAAAAAAGCGTTAAAAACCTACAAAGGCATTAACAAATTGAGTGGAGTTTGACCGTTATTTAGTACAACTGCACAACCAACAGCAGGTCTTTTACCATATTTTGCGTAAGCCATAGCATAAGATTTGTGATTTATACCACAACCGACTTGAGTTCCATAAACTCTGAACTTCTTACCTACATAGTGTTCTGTATAGCATTGGGTGTGTAGATGTCCTTGAACTGTATTCATCATATCAGCACGACACTTAGTACGAGCCGTACCTCCTTCTCCATGTATATATTGTACTCCATCAGCTTCGTATCGTTCTACAAAGTTCCAATCAGGAGTTTCTAAGACTTCTTTAAAAGACTTAATCCATTTAGAAGGTATTGAGGATGTTTGAGCTTTACGCATTATTATTCTGTCATGGTTTCCAATGATTACAGTAGCCATAGGAAAAGCATCACGCCATCTTCCTATTTTCTTAATAGCCAATTCTAGCTCATCTAAGCCACCCATTCCATCAGCTGAAGCTTCGTGATAGCTAGAGTAGTGATTGTCTATTACATCACCTATAAACACTACCTCTGTACAATTATAAGCATAGTATTGTTCTATACAGAAGTCTAAGTAGCCATCTAAACAGAATGGTTCATGCAAGTCACCGATAACTAGAACATTTCTAGTCTCGGCTTCTCGCATTTTTTCTAGTGCCACTATTTCGTGTGGCTTTAATCTATATCTATTACTTTTTTGCAACATCAGCAATTCCCTGTCCTACAATTAAAGTAAGGATTGCATAGTACAAATCTTTTGCAGTTGTTTCATCAACTCCTAAGTAAGTAACTAAAGCAGGTACTACTACAGAACTAACTGCATACCAAAACTTCTTGCTCTTAATCATTTGACCGATAAGGTACTTCTCTAAAAACTTTTTCATAACTATTTATTTTTGATTATTAAATTAATGTTTTCGCCGCCTAAATTAAGTATTTCTTTGATTACTAAATCCATAGCTAAGCGTGAGTTATTAACAGTGTCTTGTTCACGACCATTCCCTACTAGAATACAACCACTTGTATCTTTAGCTGTATTTCCTCTGTGAAACAATATCCAATCCCTATTAGGAACATCCTGAACCAATAAGTGTAAGTAATCTCTTGAAGCACTTTCTCTTGCTAATCTAAGTCTTACTTTGTATTGCCCTTCAGGAATGCAGCTTATGTTTCTTTCGTTATTAATATAAGGATTTTCTAATGTATCACAAAAGATTTCGCCATTGATAAACAGTTTACCAATAGTGCTTTCTTTTGTAAAGGTATCTCTAATGATTAAAAGATTAACGGCCTTGACCTCTGTAGGCTTGTTTGTAAGCGTTCTGTCCTTTACTTGCGTTTTTGGAGTGTACTCCCTTTCGCTTTTTTCTAACGCTCTTATAAGAGCTTGTAATAACTTTACGAGCCATCTATTTAGTTTTTTCAAATTGAATGAATTTATATATAGTAAAACTAATTGCTAGAATTAAAGAAACTAGCGTTAGTATTTCGTTACAGTCTGTTATGCTGAAAGCTATTGCTGAACTATTAGCTAACCCTACTTGTAGAGTATCTTTTACTTCTGTCATTTGTTTTTGTTTTTTTATCTAAGTAGGTCTTTAACTTAGTAACATTTTTAGTTTTCGGTTTATAGTGTTTTTTCATTATGAGTAATCAGAAGCGTTTAAAAAGTTTCTCAAAGTAAGTTTAGTTCCCTGTCTCATTGGTCTTTCAAGGTTCATTCCGTTGTAATACGCATTTTGGTCAGGTGAAATGTCTGCACCACTGTTAGTATTGTATTCAGGAAAAAGAGTTATATTATTAGTGATATACTTAATCATTCTTTCTGTAAAGTATTCAGCATTGTTTCTTACTTCTTCTCTAAGGTGTTGAGCTTCTTCTGTGCTTAAAGCGTTTCCTGTCTCAGAAGTCTTAGAATAGATGTTACCGTTTTCCGTTTTAAAGCGTAAATAAGGTATGCACATATGAAACGCCCATGATGGCAGGCAGTCGCCTATATACTCATCTACTAAAGTCTTGTAAGCTTCATTACCTACATTACCTATTGTACCTGCTGTAATTAAACTTTCTAATTTTTCGTAAAGTGTAGTTCCTAATTTTGTTTCTATATAAATACGCTGTGCCTGTAATACATAAGGTAACAAGATTTCAGGGTCTACATTTAAGTTGATTGCTGTGCTATCTTTAAGCTTTGCTTCTGATATAAATAATACGTATGCCATAATTATCTTGGTTCTAAAAATCCGTTATTCTTCATTCTCTTTGGTGGTCTTGCTACTAGCTTGTCGTTTCTTTCTGCTGTAAATCCTTCAGATAAAGCTTTAGTGTAAGATATTGCTTCACTTGGTTTGATATTACTCTTAGCTCCTCTTAAAGATGTTTTATAGATTTGTCTTAACCAAAAATGATGACAGTTACCACCGCCCTTGTAAAGCCATATAGAATATGTAGCAGCACCTCTTGGTCCCCACCCTGCATTAACAGCCCTAGAACCCATTTGTAAAATGTCCTCTTTTCTGTAAACTTTTCTAGCTGACATCATTATATTGCAAAAATCCCTTGTACTTCCTTCTTGAGTTAAGAAATTATCTTTAGTGTAAACATATCTAACTTTGTAAAACTCATTGTCAGATTTATTAGTTCCGTCTTGACTACTTCTAGCGTTAGGTCTAGCTGTTCCTGTTGATGCTAATTCAGTTTTGTTGTAACTATTTAGTTCGGCTTCGTAGTCAAAGTCTTGGTGTTCTCCATCAACAATTTCTTCATCTATTAATTCCCAATCTTCAGGAATGTCTTCTCCAAATTCTTCAATAAAACTTTCTAGCTCTGTTTTTTCTGAGCAATCACATTTCTTTAAGTCAGTTGCTTCAGAATGGTCTTTACAAGCCATATAAACTGTTTGCCCTTCTAAATCGTGTTCGTGATACCCTTCACAACCTATTGTCTTTGCGTGTGCTTCAGCTTCTTCTATTGTAGTAAAAACAGGTTGTCCGTCTATCTTTCCTGCCTTAGATAGCTTTACATCTTGCTCTACTGTATCTTCATCTCCTAAAGGCTCAAGTCCTAAGTCAGCTCTTATTTCATCAATCGTCATTACTTCTCTAATAGTCTTACTATCAAATTGAACTGTAATTGGTTTTAATTGAACAAACTCAACAGGTAAGTCTATGTTGTTTACTGAGAATATAGTTTGTAAAGTGTTTAAGATATTTAATTGAAATCCTCTTACTACTGTATTTTGGTAGAAATTCGCTGCATTTATAAGTTCATCAGCATTACTAGAAAAACCGTTATTTGTATCAATTCCCATTAAAGTCTTAGATGTAATTCTATGAGCTGCACAAATATTTGAAACTAATAGTTCTTGTAAAGCTAGATATTGTTTATCAGCATCAGAAACACTAATAGGAGTTATCTCAGGTGTTCTAGTCTTATCGTCTGAAAACGTCAATACAAACTTCCCTGAATTAGATGCTCCTGTAAACTTCTCTACTAAACTTTGTTCTATCTGTCTTCTTTCTTCTTGTGTCGGTATGCCGTTCGCAAAACTCACAAAGTAAGAACCTGCAAATCCATTTTCTATATTATTGAGGTGAAACTCTGCAACCTTTTGGTCTACTAGAGCCCAATTACAACCTGCTATGTAATCAGGAGTATGGTAGATGTCCATATTAGGACTATATGCACCTGAGTAAAGTAACTGACTTCCTGAAGTTCTATCGTTTACATTAAATGCAGCAATTGGATAAGGTTTATTTGTCCTAGTGTTTCCCCAATCAGCACTTATAAAGAAAGTATCAACCTTTCCTAACTCGTTTGGTCTACCTGCTCTTACACGTTCTACAGGTACGTGATACACCTCTGCTATTTCTGTTCTTTCTCTATTCCATACAATGTGTAAAGCATAAGCTCCCTGAAGTTTAAAATCAAAAGCAACTTTCTTTATTACTTGGTGTAAACTTTCATTAGAATTAGCGTGTCTTAGAAACTTCTTTAATTTTACATAAGCTTCTAAATTAATAGCATCTTCTTCTTCAGCTACTAAGTCTTCTCCTGCTATCATTTCTGAAGTTTGATTTATAATAGCAGCATGTGTACTAGAGTTGTAGTACAAATCAATTAAGAACTGAGGGTAGAGGTTTCTCCAATCTTCCGTTCCGTACTCTATATAATCACGACCTCTTACTTCCTGTACTATTGGTGCAGTTGAAGTTTCTAAGTTAATGCTTAATATTGTATCTTTCATATTTAATCCTCTTTTGTCCATTCAGCAGACCTCATAACAACTAAAATCTCTTGATGGTTATATTGTTGTAAACCTACTAAAAAACTAGGAGTTTCACCTATAAATTTTAAAACTGTTTTTGTTCCGTCTAAAGATAATCTTAATGTCTCTTGACTAGTTTCTCCTACTTGAGAAAAATCAATAGTTGCTACATTTGCCATATCGTAAATTACATATATCATATTATTGTCTTTTAAGGTACATCTGTTACTATATCTCCTGAAGCCATATTTGTCATAGTTCCATCATTACTGTTTGAACTTTGGTCTTCTATTGTTGGGTATACTATCGGTCCTGCTGTATCTCCATTTCTCCAATATCCTACCAAGTTACTTTCCCCTGATAAATCTGTAGGAACTCCACTATTATATATTGCAGACACTTCTGCTAATGACAAGTCTGTATCAAATATTGCAACTTCATCAATATTGCCATCAAAATAATAACTACCCTGCACTCCAACATTAAGTGTTGCTGAAGTACCACCTGTCGCATTGCTTGTAAAATCATATTTACCAATATAGACGGCATCTACATACAATTCCCAAGTTTTTTCAGTTGCATCCCTTACAACAACTAAATGATACCAAGTATCAAGAGATAGGTTGGTGTTAAAAGTGAAAAATTGATTTCTTCCTGATGCATATTCATGTCCTACTTTTATATCGTGATTTCCTGTACCCCCATCAGTTGTTATACGGTACAAAAAATTATCTGCTGCGCTTTCAGTACTGCCTGACATTGATATGATACTTGCGTTATCAACAAAATTATCTATTTTTGCCCAAACACTTACAGTAACATCCCCTGTTATAATTGCTGCTGATGGTGTTCCCATTGTCAAATAATCATCTACACCATCAAAATCTATTGAATATAAATTATCAAATCCTGCTGCACTAGGTGCATTAGAACCACCTAGCATTTGTCCTAGTTTTAAAGCTTTCATTATATAACTTGATCGTAATAACAAATAGCTAATCCACTAGTCAAAGTGATAGCTGTACATTGAAGAAATAAAGTTGTTCCGGCAGGTATAGTCGTATGAAGACTTGCTGCTGCTGAACCTGTTCCTGTTTGAATATTAGATGCAGCTATTGAAGCTATTACACTTTCAGTAACAAAGTGAATTGCATAATAGTCTTTACTTGTCATTGCTGTTGTAGTTATAACATCACATCTATGTTTTCCTAGTTGCTCAGTTAATAATTGTTGTACGTTTTCTATTGCCATTTTTTTTTATTTTATTGTCCGTAATATATGTAATTTGTTTCTGTTGGTGCTTCTCTTTGCGTGTATTGAACTTGCTGTGTTCCATCTTTTTCTGCTAGATACATTTTTCCCTTAGTAACTAATCCCTGTACTATTCCTTTGTCATCTGATTTAGGAAGTAAAACATCATCTTCAGTTGCAGGAGCACGACCTAATTGAACAGCTACATTTCCTATCCAAGAAATTTCATAAACTTCATACTTCCAATATCCTGAAGGAAATAACTTTGTTTTCCCTAAATAAATATCAGGAGTAGTATCATAAGTCAAATTTATCTGAGTGAACCTATCTTTAATCGTTTCAGTAGCACCATAAGCATAATGAACAGACTTATCTAAGTCGTTAGTGAATTTAACTAAGTGCCTTATTTGAGTAGTAGCTAAAGACGTATCTATACGATTGTCCTCAGTTTGAACATATATATTAAATGCTGTTTCTGTTGTTGCTTGTATCATAGTTAGCTTGTCTGTTATATAATAGAAAAACTATGAATTTATTTGTATTCAGTTAGTAATAAAAAGAAAAAGGTGAGCCTAAGCCCACCCTAATCAAGAAATATATAAGAAAACTACTAAGATTAAGCTGTAGTAGGGAAAGTTCCTGCTTCATTAATAAAGCCACTTTGATCCCAAGGTGCTGTAGTATAATCTTCTAAGAAAGCGAAAGGCAAAGCTTCTAAGCCGTCAAATGTAAGTGTGTAACCATTTCTATCTCCAAATGCAGCACCACTATCCATAGTACCTGCATTAAGTTCTAATCCATTAGCCATTCCTAATGCAATAAACACATCATGTCCGTTAGCTAATTGTTGATTTAATTGTGCAAAAATTCTTACTTTAGATTTTCCTAAAAGCTTAATTTCGTTTTGGTCTTCTTTAGTAAGTTTGTTAAGCATAATATTTACAGTAGGAGTGTAGAAAATTGTTCCATTCTCT